CTTACTGGACAGTGAGATATATCGTGATGTTTTTCCTGATATGCAGTTGGCTAGGGATGCGAAGGCGAGTGGTCGTTGGTCAACGAATGAGGGTGGTGAGTATTACGCTGTTGGTGTAGGCGGTGCGCTGGCTGGTCGTGGTGCGAACTTGTGTATTATTGACGATCCTGTTTCGGAGCAGGATGCGTTATCACCAACCGCGTTGGATAACATTTACGAATGGTACACTTCAGGACCGAGGCAGCGACTACAACCGGGCGGGTCGATAATCATTGTGATGACACGGTGGAGCATCCGCGATTTGACGGCGAAGGTTTTGCAGAAGCAAGCAGAGGGAGGGGCGGACCAGTGGGAGGTCGTGGAGTTTCCGGCGATATTCCCCGATACCGACAACGTGTTGTGGCCCGAATTTTGGAGCAGGGACGAGCTAGAAGGCGTTAGGGCGTCTATTCCTGTTGCCAAGTGGAACGCGCAGTATCTTCAGAACCCTACGGCGGAAGAGGGCGCGATTATCAAGAGGGAGTGGTGGAATGTTTGGGAACGTGATGCTCCTCCTCCGTGCGACTACATCATCCAGTCGTATGATACGGCGTTCACTAAGTCAGAAAGGGCCGACTATTCGGCTATTACTACTTGGGGTGTGTTTTATCCTGACGAGGGTGATGAGGCAGCGATCATATTGTTGGACGCTGAAAAGGGTCGATGGGAGTTTCCAGAGCTTAAAGACCAAGCGATGCGCTTGTATCAAGAATATGAACCTGACATGGTTTTGATTGAGCAGAAGGCGTCTGGTACGCCTTTGACTCAGGATTTGCGTAAGGCTGGCATACCTGTGAGTGGTTTTACTCCGGGCAGGGGTGCTGATAAGTTTTCTCGTATGAATGCTTGTGCGCCTGTATTTGAGAGTGGCATGGTTTGGTGTCCAGAAACCAGATGGGCAGATGAGGTTGTTGAGGAATGTGCCTCGTTTCCTAACGGTGAACATGACGACTTGGCTGATAGCATGACACAGGCTATACTACGTTTTAGACAAGGCGGCTTTATTGGGACTCGTAATGATTACGAGGACGAGGATTATTCTAATTACAGGCGCAGCAGGGAGTATTACTGATGTCCAGCAAGAAGCTTACAGCTAAAGCTCGTGAGTTACGCAAGCGTCAGCTTGAGCGTCTTGGTCATGATGAAGACAAGATTATTGACATACTTGAGTATGAATTTGATTTGGGTTTAGGAACGGCCCCCGGTACGCCACTAAGGGGTAAGAGATACAAGCATGGTGGCGCAGTTTTATCAGGCCGTGGTGGCATGTTTAAAGGAGTGAAGTGATGGGTTTTGGAAAAGCTGTAAGAGAAAACATGGATGCTCTACGTTACAAACGCTCAGAGCAAGGCAAAGCAGAAAAAAAAGCTCGTAAAGAACACAACGAGAAGTTTGGACCCACGGATAAAAAAACAAAACGCGTTCTTAAAAAGGCCGCTAAAAAGTCTGACGCTGCAAAAGGTCGATATATGCGTGAGAGAGATGATTCTAGTTTTAAGCCTGAAATGAGTACCCGTTATGGGCCGACAACAATAAAAATGGAGAATGGTGGCGTGGCTAGTTTAAAAGAAGTTCCCGCAGGCAAAAAAGGCAAAGGCTTGTCTCAGCTTCCTACTGAAGTCAGAAACAAGATGGGCTTCATGAAGGATGGCGGTGAAGTTACTCCTCCAAAGCCTTTGCCAAAGGACTCAAAGAACGCCAAGGGACGCCGTTTGAAGCGTTCACCCGGCAACAAGAACGAAGCTGGCGGCGATCCAATGAAGCCAATTCGTATGAAGGATGGCGGTGGAGTTTGCCGTGGCGGCAAGTCAGCTATGCGAGGCACACAGTTTCGTGGTGTCAGATAGGAAGAAGATGCTGTATAAGGGACAAGAGGCTGGCCTTTGGCTAAAAAGCGTTGCTTCTTGCCCTTCTGCGGCGCTTTGCGGAGTTCCCACACCATCCGCGCTGGGGTCAGCCTCACTAGGAGTTTAAAATGGCAGATGATGGCATTTTGAGCGCATTTAACGCTCCTCCGGCATCTCAAGAGATGTTCAAGGAATTGGCTGACAAGACCAATGTATTTACAGATCCTCTTGGAAGTGAGACTCTTGGTGCTGTAAACCGCGCCATTGTTGGCGCACCTGTTGATGCTATTGATATGATGGGCCGTGCTGGCGAGACTGTTCTGCGCGGCGCGGCGAAAGCTGGCACAGGTATTATGAAAGCGTTAGGAGAAGATGATGCGATGGCAGAAAGGTTTGGTCGAGATATCTACCAAGCTGGCATGGTTAGCGGTCCAGCCACTGCGCTTGCACCGATACGTCCTAGAGGCAAGTCAAATAAGACGCTTGTGCTTGAGGCGCAAAAAAAGAAGATGAAGTCTCCTGCTGGCAAACGTGCTTTGGATGAAGACTTGGAAGAAGCCGCGATTACAGACGCATTTGCCGATGCGGCGGATGATATGACTGTTATGTACGCTAGAAACACTGGTCGCATGGACGATGAGATTACAGATCAAGATATGCTAGATATTTTGACTGATTCTTATTTCACTAACAGAGATCGTGGTATGTCAAAGAGCGACTCTATTGCGGAATCTTTGTTTGAGTCTGGATTAAGTGATGTTGCTGGGCCTATGCTCAAGCGTCTTGACGCTGATTACAACTTCAGATCATCTAGTGCGGTAAACAGAAAGAAAGAGGGCGCTGCTTCAAGGAGAAGCTTGGAAACTCAAGCTAGACTTGCAAGACAGCCTCAAGAACCTATTAAGACCGTGCCTCTTGAAGAGGCTACAAGAATGCAGAATGAGATTAGCGGCATGGGGCTTCCAGATAGAACCGTCCCTGAAAAGCCAACATTAGTCGTTATTGAAGGCGGGAAGGATTAGCCATGGCTGTTGAAAAAGGAATAGGTGCTGGAGGACTGAATAAAGCCTCTCCCGCTCAAGAAGAAGCAGAAGTAGATTTCATCACCATGCCTGAAGATCCCGGCGTTATGGAAATGGATGATGGATCTGTAATTGTTGGCGAGATTACACAAGAAGTTGCTCCTATCGACATTCCTTTTGAAGCTAACCTTGCTGAGTTTATTGAAGATAATGAGTTAATGCGTATATCGTCAGATCTCGTTGGCGACATTGAAGAGGACATGTCCTCACGCAAAGACTGGGAAGATACATACAAGCGTGGCATTGATTTGCTGGGCATGGAGTATGATGATCGCACACAGCCATTTGAGGGCGCTACAGGCGTGGTTCATCCGTTGCTTTCAGAGTCTGTAACGCAGTTTCAGGCTCAAGCGTACAGAGAAATGCTGCCGTCAGGTGGCCCTGTCAGGACTCAGGTTGTGGGTGCCGAAACACCTGAAGTCTCTGCACAGGCAGAGCGTGTAAAACATTACATGAATTACATGCTCACCTACGAGATGGAAGAGTATGATCCCGAAACAGACCAAATGCTCTTCTATCTCCCTATCGTTGGGTCTACCTTTAAAAAGGTTTACAACGATCCACTGCTGCAAAGGCCTGTAAGTAAGTTTGTGCATGCGGAAGACTTGTTAGTTCCGTATGGCGCGACTGATTTGCTTACATCGCCTCGCATCACGCACATTATCCGCATGGATAGCAATGAAATCCGCAAGATGCAGCTTGGTGGTTTCTATCGTGATGTCGATTTGCCCGGAGGAGGGGGCGATACGCAGTATTCCGAAGTCCAAGAAGCAATTGACGAAGCACAAGGCGTACAATTATCCGGTGTATCCGAAGAAATGACGATCTATGAGGTTCATACCTCACTGGATCTTGAGGGTTTTGAGGATATGGGGCCGGATGGAGAGCCAAGTGGACTAAAGCTGCCTTATATCGTCACAATTCTGGAGTCATCAGGAGATGTTCTGTCTATTCGTAGAAATTATGATCCGACAGACATGCTTATGAAGCGACAGCAGTATTTTGTACATTACAAGTTCCTGCCCGGACTTGGCTTCTATGGCTTCGGCCTTACACACATGATTGGTGGCCTCTCACAAGCCTCTACAAGCATCCTGCGCCAGTTGATAGACGCTGGTACCCTTTCCAACCTTCCGGCTGGCTTCAAGGCCCGTGGGGCGCGTATTAGGGATGAGGATGAGCCATTGTCGCCCGGTGAGTTCAGGGACATTGACGCTGCTGGCATGGACATTCGTCAATCAATCATGACACTACCATTCAAGGAGCCGTCAGGGACGCTGTATA